AAGTTGTAGTTTAGGTTTGTCAGGGTTTTCAACCGCAAGCGTTTGTCCCTTTACATATGTTTTGATAGTAATCTCTGGAGTTGTACGGATATTAACCGTGTCCCCCATTGATTTTATATCTCCTTGATAGTCTGTATTTGAAATAGCTGCGAGCACTGATGCATCGTAGAAATTCTCAATAAGTTTACCAGACCATATCTCAGGTATAAAATTACCTGTGTAACCTGGATTTCCAGGTGATACTCCAAAAGCCATAATAGCCTCCTAGTTAGTTAAATTACGCAATGCGACCTTCTTGCTGTGCAGCAAAAATGTCACGTTCTTTTTTTCCACGCTCAGCTTCACGGCCTTTATATTTACCAAATCTTACATCCTCAAAAAACTTTTCGATGTCTCTTCTGGTATATGTTTTGCCTTCACCAGAAACAGGTTTTGCAGTGCGTCCACGCCCTGGTGCAACTTGTTTTTCTAGTTCTGAATTTTTGCTATGGGTCTTACGAGCATCATTAACATTACCTGTAGCCTGTACATAAGTAGAAAAAAACTTAATCACCCTTTCTACATCTAACTTTTTCTGTGCATCTGCTAGATATGTTTGGCGACTTATACCTGTTAGACCGTCAATCTCAAGCAACCATGATTGAAAATCTTGATTACTATTAATTTCGTTCCAATCAGGCACTTCCTGGTTCAACGTATTCCAAAACTGTTTTTCCTCAGACGATTTTTGAGACTGCTGTACTTGTGGTACTACATCTTGTAATTGCCTAATTTTTTCCTCCAACTGTTTTACACGAGCTATTTCTGGTGCAAACTCTTCCTTTGCTGCTTTACGCATAATGTCAATAGAATCACCGTACTCTTTAACATCATCTTCAGTAATTAAACTTTGGATTGGTTCTTGAGTAGTTGGTTCTTGTTTAGTATTAAGCTCTGATAGCAAAGTTTCTAGCTGGGCTACACGGCCGTCTAAACTTCTGTTCGTTGCATTTAAGCGTGGAACATCAGTATTATACATACCCTGTAACGTTTTGTATTTTTGTTCCCATGAGTCTTTATTCTGTTTATCATCTGAAATACTGTGCTCATCAGCATCAGATTTAGGTGCTTGTTTTTCTACACTGTCGGAAGGTGTCGCTGCAATTTCCTCAGTAGGTACTTCAGTAGAACTTTCAGCTGTAGTTTCTTTAGCTTTCTCTTCTGTTTCTCCATTGAGTTCCTTGTACAACGCTTGTACATCCTCAGATTGTTTTTGAACTTGCTTTGGTAGTGTCATAATGGTTTCGCTCCTATTGGTATGCGTTATTTAACAGCTGTCTCATGACTTTGCTGCGTAGTCAGGGGATTCTTTGATGAGCTTTACTATCTCACCTAAAATTTGACACCGCCCCTGGGCTAGTGTCACATTGTTTGCAACATTTGGTAGCTGCTCTAACTCATGTTTACGCCAAGATTCTAACCATTCTAATATGTCAGAGTGTTGACGTTCAACAACTGCTAAAGATTTAACAACTTTAAGGGATGGTCTAATCAAGATTTACCCCCAATGCTGCGGTTGTTAACTGTATTTGCATCCATTCCACCTTTTGGGGCACCATCTGGTTGAGTTGGAGTTCCGCTTTTTACTTGAGGTTGCTGAGCTTGTGATGCCTCAACCTGTTGTCTTGCGGTCAACTCTTGAAGATAAGTACCTTTTTCCCTAGACGGAACAATTTCATCCACAGGCATTTGCAAACTCTTAGCCACTTCGCGAAGTATCGCTGCACGGCCTTCTTTACCAACGATACCCATATCGATTTCATTGGCGGTTGCGTTAAGAAATTCTATTCGACGAACGTTAACAGTCTCTTTAACTGCAAGATTAATTGCACCTTTAGGTAGTATCTCTACGTCGCCTTTAATTGATTCATCTTCATCATATCGCATGTTATAAACAAACTGTCTATGAATAATTGGTTTCATAACATCACTGTCAATATGCATAACTACTTGACGTATGCCTTTTCCTGCAGAGCCCATTAACATTGAAAGACCTGACGCTGTGCGTCCAGCTCCTTTAACATTTAAGTCTCCTTGTAGGTAAGATGGTATGCCTGAGTGGTCGTCTGCCAGTTTAGAAAATCTATCATACACACCCATTAATGTATTAGCGTTATCATCGGGTTGTGTAAATCTAACAGCAGGAGCACTAGACCCTAATGGGTCATTAGTTACTTGCCATATTTTCCATGGATGCATTTGTGTTATGTCTTCATTAGGTGGTATGCGTTCTAGGTTAACTTCAACTTGAGGTCCACTTGATATCCCCATGTTATTAACTAACGCACGAGCTGCGGCATTACATACACCTTGTAAATCTTGTATAATTTCTGGTATTCCTTTACCCCAGAATGCTCCTGGATGTTTAATAAATGATGTCTTAGCATAAGGCTTTTCACCTAATGGGTCATAATTAAGAACTGCTTTTATTACATAGTTGCCCACAATCCAAACATTTGCATCATATTCACGAGACTCTTCTACTTCTCCTTCTTCGTCTTCTAGGCCCCACTCTATCAACATCTTACCACTTACTTTACCCCAGAACTCTAGAGCATCATATATATCAGTAGGTCTATCAAATGAATGGAACTTTCTTTCCTCTTCATCTTTAGATAACTCTACATCTTCATTAATCCATGACTGTCCATTTCCATCTTCTAAAAGTTTTTTTATTGCATCATCATCGTATCCAGGTACACCTATCAAATCTGATAAGTCCATACGACTAAGAGGATGATGTTCAAATATATAACCATCGTTTACATTACTAATTCCAGGCTCTGGATATATTCTAAATGGGTCTACTCTTTCAAACTCTGGAGCTATTACTTCATCAGCTATAACAACAGTCCTACCCTCTTCATTTTGAGTATAAGCCAATCTCCTTTGTCTACGAACTATAGGACCTTTTATAAAAGCACATGGGTACGTAACTAAATCTGTAATAAAATCATTGAACGACTCTGCCCAGCCACCTTGTGCAAACTGGTCTGATATCTTTAGCTTCATTCTTTTAGCCCTATCATCAGCAGCTTGTAGTAATTTAAACCTGTAATTCTGAGATATCATTTCTTTTAGCTCTGCCATTTTATCTGGAGTAGGTGCTTGACCTTCTTCTTCAATAAGCTTAACTACTTCAGCCGCAAAAGCATTTTGTAATTCTTCTGAATGTTCTGGTGATAATTCTGGTATGGGTGTGGGTTGTATATCCCATGGGGGTGTGCCTGTGTCTAACAAGATATCTCTGAGCCAGCTTTCAGCCGCTCTGCATTTAACTTCTGTTATCATCATGTAGATATCAGAGCCGCCTTGTGCTTGTATCTGTGCTAACTTATCAGCATCATACTCTCCGTTTCTTTGTCGGAGACCACTAAGCATTATATTCTCTATAGGTTTCTTTGCACGTTGAGCTGCATCCCAGCATTCACGCATGTAAGAAGCGAGCCCTAGAATGACTGCTTCAGACTGACGCTCTTCCATAGCTTTGTTAGCTTCTTCTTTCTCTTTCTTTACAAGAGATGCATTGTCTATTACTTGTAGTACCATAATTTATTTTGGCTTAGCAACATTAGAGTTTCTTTTCTTTAACTCATCTTTCAATGGCCCAGAAGTTAAATTGTCAGGTTCTTTGTTAACTTTGTCAACTATGTCTATTAGAGCTTGTGCTTCACCTTTCCCATAATTATCAACAAAATCGCTTGCAGGCATTTTAATCTTAGACTCTTCTCTTACTGGTGCCATAGCAACAACAATTTTACCATCCTTATATGATTTAGTTTCTACTAGTCCACCATCCCTATAACTTTTAATAGTATAGTTCTTTGAACCGTTATTCATTTTGTATCCCATAATAACCACCCCTAAATAATTTTAACACTACTATAAAAAAGTCCTCCTGTCTAACCATGAATAGACAAGAGGACCAGTAAGACAGTAACTATACATTCGAGGGAAATAGTTACCCAGCCACTAAATGAGTAAAAGTGGCTTTAATTAATGCTATCAAGTCCATCCGCCCGACGCAACCGATTTTACGTCTCGTTTTTGTACCATGAAACCTTCTGCTGTTGTATTGATATGTAACATTAAATACTGTAGAGCTTCTGCAACGTGGGAATGTTTGTTCTTATCTATGTTCCCATTCTTCTTATGAAACCTATACCCACCCATCATTGCTGCTTTAAGCCTAGAACATCTTGGGTCTACTAAGAATGCGGAGTCTCCATCTACTTGACGCATAAGAAAATCATCTACCGCCGAGAGTCTAGCTGAGATGTTATTAGTCTTAGCCGACATAACTTTCAAGCCTTCGGCTTTTATTATATCTACTGCTGAACGCTCATCAGTCTGAGCTCTTTGTATTCCTGCAGGGTCTGTAATAATTATCACAGGGCTACCTGCGTATTTTTCTATAATCAAAGGTTTTAAAACTGTACGTATGAATCTTTGTATACCCATATCAAAGCTTACTGCTTCGTCAAGTACAAGGACTCTACCTCGTGGGTCTTGCTGTGCTATAACTGCAGCGGGTGTTAGACCTAAGTCCATCCCAATTACAATGGGTCTGACTCCATTAACTATGGGCTGTAAAGTTTGGTGAGCCATATGGTAATCAGGTCTGAAGTACTTGTACACTGGCTGCCCAGCAGTACTTAGTCCATACTCTCCGTCAATATACACACGAATATATTCATCCGACCTACCTTGTGTATCGTAATATCCTTCAGGTAAGTTCTCTACGTTTTCTGCATACGGACTTCTACCTGATGGTTGTTTGAATACATCCCAGCCATTGTCATTAAATGAGACTCCATCTACGGGGTCAAGTTTTTCCATTTGGTAATACCACCATGTATCCATTGTGGGTGGGTTAGTATCTCCCCACATCCCAAACCAAGACGGTCCTCCATCTTTAGCTGATGGGAAACGCCCAATACGTTTTGACATAGCGTCAACTATGTCTGGGTTTATATCCCGACACTCATTGAACCATGCGAACGTTAACTCAAGTGAGTTCAAGTTAGCTACATCATCTGAATCATCTAATGCTCTGAACATAATCTCACACTCAACATCACCTACTTTAAAGAAGTAAGTCTTTGTTGTTCTCATGTACGTACCGCATACACCTGGTGGAAACCAATCGTGGAATGTTTTAATTGTTGTATCCTGTAGTTGTCTAGCAGTCTCACGAACAATAGCTGCTCTGGATTTTCGTATTCCTTGCTTGTTAGGTTTCTGCATAGTCGCTCGTCTTATCACTTCAAAAGTAGAAGCCACCGACTTGCCTGACCCTACAGGGCCCATCAATGTCCGCATCTTAGAATCGGACATCATAAATTCTTTACATATCTTGGATGGTGTATAGTCTATATCCATTACGTTTTAGCGTACCCAGGTTTCCCTTTAGATGAATTGTCTTTAGATTGTTTGCGTTTAACCGCTGCACTTCTTTTAGAAGAGGACATACTTCTTGCTTTAGCAGAAGGTACACACTTAGGATACTTACCCCTTTTCTCTCCCTTGCTTCTTCCACACGGAGGAAACGAGCCGTCAGACTTTGGGTTAGCTATGTCTACCCACTTCTCACCTACCCACTTTTTTAACCCTTTTTGTGCCACTTTTCTTACCTCCAGGTTTTATTCTTCCTGAGCACACGCCTGATGCATACATGTTTGCATACGCACTGGGGTACTTCTTAAACTTACGCTTAGCTGCCGCCTTACCTTTTGCACATAGTTTAGCCATTATAGTTCCTCTAACAAAGTTACATAATATTGTGTAGGCGATTTTTTATACCTAACAATTCTTGTCTTAAACGACATCCCGCTTTCTCGTAATACATAAGCTATGTCTTCATACTCAACCAACGTATCGACCTTTGCTTCACCCGTCTCGTCAAACTTAGCTATTGTTTTCAATAGCGACAGGTCTGTCTTCGGTATAGTCTTCTGCATCGATGACGGTTGTTGGGTGCTCTTGCCCCCCGAGATTAATCGTAATTTTGACTCCTCCACTGGCATCCTCCGTGTTTGTATTGTTGGTTTCCAGCCCACCCCATTTAACGGTGGACTTTATTAAATCTGCTTTGACTGCGGAAGAAGTCTCTGGACTGTGTATCATTGTCCAACTTGTTGTTAGGAGTTCTTCTGCTTGTGCCCGGGCTTTTAACTTGAACGTCATACCCTTGTCTACAATCTCAGTTCTGTAGGATTCTACTTTCTTTAGATATACTTTGTCCGTGTTGAACTTAACGATGTCATCAACAGTAATTTTATGTCGGGTTCTAATTTCATCTAGAGTTTCCCCCGAGCCTTCTAGTAGCAGTGCCATATCGAAAGCTAGTCGGTCAGACCACTTGGTATGTTTTAGCGGTAGTGTATCCATGAATTAAAAATAGTGTATCTAAAGGGGGATGTCAAGGTGGGTGCCCAAACTTTACATCTTTGTTTTTTGGCTCTTGTTGAGAGAGCTTTACTTATATAGGGGCGGGGTGTTGGTAGCTAGTCCAACTACCCCCCTCAAGCCATTCCCTATATTCTCAGTCATATACTATATTATATCTATAAAAGCACCATTTCATTAGCTCTCAGGCGTTCGGTTTTGTGTATCGTGTAAAGTTTGCTAAACTGCAATCAGTCCCTAAAAGACTACCGCGAAATCTCATACGCGTATCTATTATGAGTCTTTACTGGAGATTGTCCAATGACGATTTTTAAAGGTAATGTTTCTGTGGTATTGAATACCTCAAATCAGATTACATTACAGAATGATGCAGATGGTGCATTTAATTCTGATAATGCATCTGCTTTGAATGATGCAATGCTGAGTCAATGCAAATTGATGAAAGCGGAATACCTTGAGGGGAACGATGAAAACGTTGACCTTAAGGGCGATGAACCAACCATTGACNANTGGGCTAGGTACATCGTAGAAGGCGGGACTGAATGGCGTTTAAACGTCGCTCGGTTCGGTAAACCAAAACTATGTTTTGTTAAACCTTCTAATTCTACTAAGAAACGTGTTAAGAAATTAGCATGAATCTAACAGAAAATAAGTCCTAGTGATAGGTGCACCTGAGCAAGTGGAAAAAAACTGCTCAATTAAATAACATACGAGGAAATAAAATGAGATACCAACTAACAGTATGGTTCAAAGAACAGAAGTTTAATGACCCAGAAGTACCACATACACAAATAACTACATTTGATGTTAACCTAATCAATGATTATTTAGATAAG